GTTTTATCTGATGTAGACGAATTAATTGCATCGATTGAAAAGCTAATCAATAAAAAACAAAACATCAAGCAGGGCACCATGCAGCTTCTGTTAACAGGTAAAAAGAGATTACCTGGATTTACCGGAGAGTGGGAAGTAAAACAAGTTGGTGATGTCCTCAAGGTAAAGCATGGTAAAAGTCAGCATCAAGTAGCCACTGAAGACGGCCAATATCCAATATTGGCCACAGGGGGAGAAATTGGAAGAGCAGATCAATATCTATTGTTGCTTCTCACGCGCCGTGAGAAAAATTATCACATTGCATGAGAATGAATAAACTTCCGCAAGTACCCTCAGCAATAAGTTGCCAAGGGTACTTTAATTATTCACTGAGAAATTGTGTTAACTGTTCGCTATATCGGCTTCAGTTACCTTCTGATTAACGAAGGTTTTTATATCTTGTAGAGTATTCTCTAGTAGTTTTATCCTATTCTGCAAAGCTATGATTTGCAGTTGGCTATCTTCTGGGGCCTCATCCGGAGCGTCGAGCAGGCCATTCAAGTAGTCTCGAACGATGCTGACGCCATAGTCTTGTGCTGGCGCCCAGCGGCCGCCTAGATCCTCAACTGTTGGGGCAGAGCCTTCTTTGACAAGGTGGTAGCGCGGGTCAACTATAGGGCCAGTAACGGTTTTTCCTGCGTAAACAGCCAGGTGTTGCATATGTGCTAATACTCCTGTGTGGTCATTCTGGAAACGGTGATGGGCGCTAGGATCGCTGTTGCTGCCACCGGTGCTCGTCTTTAGGCCGCACCAATTGTTGAAGGACCGGTCTATAACCCCGCCGAAACGGCCAAACGCTGTTTCTTTGGCAGCTTGGGCGTACGCTACTTCAGGCCGGATTCCCGTTTGTTTTCCTAAATACCAGTACAGCTCGGCCAAAGTCATAAAATCGTTAGTGGCTTTGCGCTTCTTTGCCCACGCGCGTCCTTGCTGTTCTGTTGCTTGTGCAGCCCCAACAATCGGAGTCTTAGCCGTAGGTGTTTCTAAATCTATGCCTTGATATTTTAGAATGCCTTTTGCAATACCTAGGGCCTGCTTTTCCAGAAATGTGTCCTGGAACAATAGTGCTTCATCCTCTGGATTTGACAAGAACCCGCGTTCTAAAATAACGGCAGGCATTTGTGTCTTTCTAATTACGTAGTAATAATCCTGGCCCTGGCTGTCGGTGCGCACCCAAGCCCCTCGGTTACTGTCACTGCGCGGGAAAAAGCTGCGCCCTGTGGCTTGCGTTACCTCATCTATCAGGAGCCGGGCAAGGCCATTACCTCCCTGGCCAGGCTTCCCCTGCCAGGAAGCGCTATATATGGCATGGTGGCCCTTGGCTTTCGATCCTGGCGCGCTGTCGGCATGCAGACTTACGAACACATCTGCTTTGTAGCTGTTTGCAGCACTTACCCTATCTTCTAAAGATACCGTTTGGCAGCCATTATCCCTACTAAGGAGCACATCGGCACCGTGTGCTTTTAGGATAGCAGCAACTAGCACAGAGACTCTAAGATTTGTTTCTTTTTCCGGTCGACCGTTTATGGACACAGCCCCTGGATCTTGTCCCCCGTGGCCGGGGTCGATAAATATTTTCATACGGTCACCCCTGTATTGTTAATCTCAATCATACTTCCACTGCCAAGATGGCATCTCGCTCGGCTTGGGTGATAAGACCCACTGACAGTAGCTGATCGACATCTTCCTGAGTCTTCCCTAAAGCTAACATCCGCCTCCAAAACCTTACCATGTAGTCCCTCATACACCAGTGCCCCCCGTCATTAAATCAGCTAGTACCATCGACAAATCATTTAGTTGCTGCTGCAACTCGGCATTCGCCATCATCACGTCGGCCAGCAATAGATCCCGATCCGTCTCTGCCAGTCGTTTGTTCTGCTCTTCTTGCCGTACAAGCACTAAGTCGCTGATTTTAACTGTTAGCATATTTGCACTCCCTCCCTAATCGAATCTAAGCCCAAACCCTTTCCACTCCAAGGGCTCTTGAGCTGCGCCTTTGGCGTGGATCACCTTGACGTTCACACCCCAGCTTGCGGCGGTCTTGGTCTGGTTCGCGAACACGTGCGCCCGTTTTTCCAGCACCGCCGGCGTAATGTCTTCCCAGGCCGGATTAGTGTCGAAGTGGTTATTGCACGCCATGATGCTTAGATCGCTTCCGGCTGGGTTGTTGAATTGCCCAGTGAACACTATCCGACGGGCCGGAGCGCTGGTGGTTAGCACGTCGGCAGCCTTAAGGTCGAATTCGATACGGTCGGCCACCTTGGTGAACGTGTACGTCCTGGCGGCCACTCCACCTTTGCCGTCGTCAGCGGTAATTGTAAGGGTATGTGGCCCAAGGGCTAGGGTATTCCAAGTTCCTAGATCAAGTACAAACTCCAGATCGACGCCCTGAGCTGCATCGGCGATGGTGCGCAATACAGCACCATCGAGTTTTTCGGTGATCGTTATCTGGTCGCCGTCCGGGTCACTCACTTGGTATACCACGGAGAAGGGTGCGCTCTTGGCCCCCAGGTTGCCGTCTGTGCCAGAGATCAGGGGGGCAGAATTCAGAATCTCAAGGACGGGGCGCCACCCGAGGTAGCCGTACCGACTCGTGGCAGAATCGAAATTCCAGTGGCGGGCCGAATAGTACCCGCGATACGCGCGGTAGGCGCCATCGTGTAGATACGTTTCCTGGCACCATGAGTACGCACCCATCCAATTCCAAGCTTGATTATGTGGACTGTCCTTGTCTGTTGCATTCAGGGTAGAGTCTAGGTCCGTAGATGATGGTACCGGTAATCCTGCAATGTTTAGTTCGTTCACAATGTAATGATCCCACTCGTTGGGTAGCTTGCCGCCGCCATAGCTAGAGCCTGTTCCGCCTTCTCTTTTTTCCTCCCCGCCAGTCAGCACCCGGCATTTGTACTCTTGCCCGTCAATAGTGATGGTTTTGCCAAAGATTAGATCCTGGCCATTTAAGTCATTCCAGCTGGCATTGACCAGTATAACTCGGTCACAAATTAGTAGAGTCTTGTCTCCGTCTTGGATTTTGTGCCACTTGAGCCGGTTTGCTTCATTCGTTGATGTGTTTCCGATTACCCATTTTGTCATGTCCTGTAAGCTGCTAAAATCAGCGATATTTCCCGTTCCGCAACCTGAATACGGTTCGCTGTCTATGCGCCATGGTTTGGTCGGTCTTGGTTGCTCGGCTCCGTTTTTGACCAAAGTCCCTAGCTCAACCATCCCTAAGTAGGTCGCCAAACTTATTTCCCCCTTCAACTTGGATATATGGGTAGCTAGCGAAGATCTTCTTGGCCAGGTTGTATGAATTGCTGTGCCTGGCATGTCCTAACCAGCTATTCACTGCCTGCTGTACTTCCTCTTCGCTTATTTCTCCAGCCTCGAACTTACGATCCATTGCTTTGATTCTTCTCTTCATAGCCTTTTTGGAGCTATCCCTTACCAGCTTGTGGGTAGTCCAGATCTTATAGCCATAGGCGTTAACTCCTTGGCCAAGCGGGAATATCTTTGTCTTGTCATTAGTCTCCAAACGCAGCTTTTCCCACAGGAACCACTTCATCTTAGCTAATAACCGTTTTGCTTCTTCTCTGCTTGGAACGATAGCTACAACATCATCCATGTAGCGAATGTACCATTTGGCCCCTAGATAGCGCTTCACGTATTGGTCTAGCTCGTTTAAGTAGATATTAGCAAAATCCTGACTAGTGACATTGCCGAGCGGAAGGCCCGTAACTCCTTCCGGTGAGGAATCTATAATCATGTCTAGCAGCGCTAACGTCTTAATGCATTTTATCTTCTTCCTGAGCAGCTGTTTAAGAATACCCCTATCAATCGAATAAAAGTATTTTTTAACATCCAGCTTCACAATCCAGCCAGTACCGTATTTCCACTGACATAGACGCATATAGTGTTGGACCTGCTTCGCTGCCCGGTGAGATCCACGTCCTTCTAGGCAAGCGTAAGAATCACCAATGAACACTGGTCGGTATATCTCCTGTAGCACTGTATGAGCAGCAAACTGCACAATCTTGTCCCGTACATAAGGGGCGCTTATCCGGCGTTCCTTTGGCTCGTAAACCCTAAACTGAATATAGGGACCAACTTGGTATGTGCCATGTCTGAGATCCTGCCATAGTCGGACCAAATTTGCACGAGCGGCAAAGGAAAATCTAATGGAATCTGCCCTGAACTTGCGTTCGCCTTTCTGTGTTTGTTGATATGCCTTTTCTAAATTAGCATAATCCGTAATCCTATCAAAGATCGTCACTCCGGCATCCCTTTCTAAATCCTAGAGCTTGGCGAAATGACATTGTTCATGTGTTTACACCTCATAATAGCAGGTGAGGGATTTGGGCTCCCTTGAGCGTATTTCCAAGGCCGTGGCAGTACATCCGTAGACGTACTGCTTCTTCATGCGCCTTCCGCAACAAGGCGGGGCGCCACCCGATGTTGTTGTTCCGATTCGTGGCATTATTGTAATTCCAGTTGCGGGCCGAATTGTTCCCGCGATTCGCGCGGTTGGCGCCCAATCAGCCCAAACCCCAGAAGATCTATGATAACTTCATCCATCCACCCAGCAATCTGCCAATTTCCCCAAGTTTGCACTCGATGTTATGGTGCTGGCCCTTGCTGATATAACGCCGTTCCTTATTCCCTGCAATCGAAAATAGGACAAAAAGCAGCTTGAGTTCTGCATCAGCCTGTTCCTGGTATAGTCGTCGTCGTGATCTAACGTTATTGGCCATCATGATGTTGCGAAGTAAGGCGAAGAAAGCTTTCTTGATCTCTAGAGCCAGTCCATATTTTTCGGCCTTGGGGAACTTGGTCAAAATAGGGTAGACCTCATTTAGGAGAGTTTCGGCCTTCTTGTACACTAAAAGGTCCGCTGGGGCGCTCAAGGCAGGTACACCCTTTGGCCCGGCTGGTCATAGACCCCCATGGTCAAGTTTACATCGTCTAGCGACTGAAAAGTTTCGATCATTATATTAGCATCGACCCCATCAAGCAGAGCGCCCTTGACTGTCTCAAGTTCTACTGCCATGCCAATCAAATTACGATCTGTTTTATCCAGCGACTCCTGGCGAGCGTACTGGACATCGTGCCATTCATCGCCATGTATTTCCATACCTGCTGCGTTTCCAAGCTGCTCTTTGGGTACATTGCCGCCTGCGTCTAGCGTAGCTATGCCATGCAGAGAGCCTTTCTGATTGATTATATCTATTTGGACCTCTTCATACTGCGTTTGGATATGGTTCAGCCTTTCGGCCGATATGCCGGGCGGCCCGCCGTTTACGAATGGGACTTTTTCATACATCAGTTGCCCCTCCCAATACGGTCTTCGCGCTTTATCTTCAGGCTGCCGACGCTGGTTTTATCAATTGACACAACAGACCTGGCGACTAGAATGCCTGTGTTTGGCTCCAATGTTGCTTCTGCTCCAGCAAACAGGCCAATCTCTTTGATGGTGAAGTTCGCTTCTGTGTCTAAGAATGTCACCTCGGATAGTAGTATAGGTGACGCCTTTTCAAATTTGGCGATGGGCTTTCTGATTTGTTCGGCACCTAATCTTGTGTCTGAATACTGCACTGGGGTGTCAGCGGTGCCTAGAGCTATGAACTTGAAGCCAGGTTCACCAACTCCGCGCCAAAGGTCTAGAAACCAATTCAATCCTGCATCGGTGATCTTATTGAACACACTAACCTTTTGCCCTGCAAATGAAATATGCCATTTCCCAACCCATCCTAGTCCATCTCTGTATCTATCCATCTGGGTTCCTCCTAACACGGGTACAGGTCTTCGCTGGGATAAAGATTTTCCGACGGTAACGGACAGGCGAACAAGCTGTGATTCACTTGTTCGTTCCACAGCGCCTTGTCTTCCTCGGCGCCAGTTACATCATCCGATGGTGCTTCTAGATTTAGCTCTGCCAGTTTGGTGTGCGCTGGCTTCATCTTCCTTATCGTTGCGAGTATATTGCTACGGTCCGCTTCGGAAAATATAGCAGCTGGCAGGCTTAGTACAACTCTAAACTCGGCCCACCGATTTGGATCTTCCGCCCGCAGTTCGTCAATGTCCGCCCCCATGAACCCTAGAATGTGGAAAGCGGCCAGCATTGCTGCTTTAGTACCGACTTGAGTGTGAATGCTAAATGCCGCCAGCAGCCGGCGACGGTACGCTTCGTCGTCTTCATCTCGATATCGTGCTAGGCCCCCATCCTTGCCTAGTTGGTCTAATGCCTTACCGGTCGCCGTAATAACTAGAGCCTGTTCCCGTAGCATAAACAGGGATTCCATGGCCGCGTCATAGTCAGGTCCTAGCGATTTGGCCAGTTTGTCGGCATCACTATTGCTGCGCGGACCTCGCTTGAAGATGCGGTGCATCAAGTAGAAAAAGTACTCAGTAAAGGTTGTCATATCAACTCACCCTTTGTACTGTAACAGTAACCACACCTTTAACCGCCAGCTGGCGGGTACCGGGAACAACATCAGCTGCCGGAGTGTTTATGGTCACATTTATTACGTGCTCAATGGTCATGAAGTTGGCTATTACCTGTGAACGAATCACGCCAAACTGTGAAACCTTAGTAATCCCAAGCGAGTCATCTTTATCACCATAACGGAACATTGCATCCAGTATTTCCTCTGCTTTCGTCTTGATTTCTGCCAAATCGCCATGTTCCGGGTGTACATGCAGAACCACGTCAAAGTCAATTACAACCGGTTCCGGCCCGATAACCAGTACGTCGGCGCACAATGGCCGGCGCTGGTCAATATGGGTTTGGACCTCAGCAATTAGTTCTGGGGTCGGTAGCCCGACGGTACCGGTTATTATCACATCTATCGTGCCTTGTCCCCGTGGGTGTTCATCGTCAACCTGGACCGCTACAGCCCCAGGGATTTCTTGTGCCCAGGCAATGTAGGCGTCGCGCCCCCCGCCTACGGAAAGTTGGCTCCATTTGCCGATCGCCCTGGAACGCAGTGTCTCATCTTCCTCATCATCGCTGCCCTCCCTGGTAATCCAGCCCTCTTGGTTGGTTACATAGTCTATACCAGCAACATTAGTAACCAATTGGGTAATCAGCCCTGCAGCAATATTGTAGCGTGCCCCGGGAAACTCTGCCTCCACTGGCACCTCCACACTTAATGCCCCTTCTTCCAAAACTGTTTGACTGGAAACAGAATACTGAAAGCGTTCCCCATTGCGGTCCACTTCCGTAGCCGCTATTGTGCCAGCGGGTATAATCACATTGCCCCCGGCTGTAGATCGTCCAAAAACAACGTTGCCCCTTGTCCTTTCCGCTAGTTTTCTATACACTTCGTATTCAGCTGCTTTTAGGTCCAGCCACTCGCCTGTTGCCGTGGCCACATAGGACTGTGTCACTGTTGTCTTCATCAGCTCATACAGATCCGCTAAACCTTGGTTGGCCATTTCGAGCAGGGTATAAAAGACGCCACCGGGGCGCAGATTAGTAATCCGAAAAGCTATTTCGCGAAGCCTAGTCGTCGTGGCATCCATCAGCTCAGCAAATGTTCTTATGGGTAAAATCTCGTTGGGTTTTATCATGAAATCGCCTCCATGCTAATCCCATCCTGGCTAATTGTCAGCACTATAGAGGCTTCATCTTCTAGTGCATCATCGCCATATTCGCGGTCGAAGGCATCGGCCGTGGGTCGAAAAGATACCTGCAACCCTATTTTTTCACGGTCCCAAGAGTAAATCTGCACATCGATGGATTCTTGGTCTACCCGATCATCCTGAGCTAGGCCTAAGCGAATAGTCTGTTGTAGTTCTAAGCGGTTTAATTCGTTATCATCGGACTTTATATAAGCCTGCAGGCCGGCCCCATAGTCTGGGTGTCGCCATAGATCACCGGGGAAACCTAATAGTCTGTGCATCACATCTTGGGCCAGGCACCGGATGCCACTTACGATCTGAAAGTCTCCGTCCACAGCCGCTACAAAGTTGCCAGCCTCATCCAACATAATGTCTTCCATAGCAGCTACAATCCCCCTAGCTTAGCCACTACCAGAAATCTTTCCCCTTCCTCGATGGGCAGGCAGGCTACCGTATCGCCATCCTTTACGCCGGCTTCAAACTCGAACTTAGTTAGACTGCTTGTTGTCGCATCAGGCAGCGGCCTTCCTTCTGAATCTACCGGAGCAGTAGTGCGCCCAAGCCGCGAAAAACTCTGCAAATGCTCGGCTATTACAGCCGGTTTTGTCCCATAACCCTCAATGGTAACTTGGCTGCCAGCCACTTGCCCTATAGCCGCCGTCGAGAGGGTTAGCGCGAAGGGCTCCGACGGATCCCCGTAGCGAAAGCCCAATTGAACCACATTGCCGGCTTTAGTCGTTACAGGCAAGGGGGGCAGTTTTACCACAGGGGTAGCCGGATCTTCGCTGCCATCTCTACTAAGTGGCTGTAATTGGAGCCCGTTGTTGTTATCTGCCACCCTTGCTTGTAACATCAAATGGTATCGCCCAGCCAGTTCCGGGAAGAGTTTTAGCACGGTTTTTCTCACTACCTCTATAAGCTTATCGCCCCGATCCATATTACGAGCCCTCCAGTTCCCGGAAATATAATTCCGTCCGCCATGATCCTTTGTCGTTTAGGAAGTGCCGAACAGTCTCAACTAAGTATCTCGCGTCCTTCACTTCCGGCCAGATAACTTCGATTTCTTGAGAGTGCGCAACGAAAGGGGAGAGCACTGTTAGCAGCTTTCCACCGCCAGACGCCTTTCCGGCAGCTCGCTGGCCAGACGTTTCACGATCGGTGCTAAATTCCAGGTCAATAATGTTTTCGCCATACTTATAGCTGTACACCGGACCGGCCGGTACAGGCTGATCCCAGCAAAAGGTTTCCCCTTGGAAATACCAATCGTTATTCAGTCCCCAGGTGGTGTTTACCCTCCGCACCAGGTCCGATACATTTTCACCTGCAGCCACAAACAATGGCTTACGAGGGTAACGTGCTGGGTCTAATCTCTGCTTAGCTACACCCGCTTTTTGAAGAGCGTACCTAATCACATCTTGGGGGTCCACATTGACGAAAGTCTGTACCACTGGGATATCAAAGAGCCGCGCCATTTCGTCTTTACATAGATAGTTGGGCGAGCGGGCTTCAGTTGCGTAGCCGCTGAACACAGATGCCACCTGGTCTAGCTCATAACCCATCCAGATTTCTATTGGTTGGTCCTTTTTAATATCTAGGGGCAAGCCGAGTTTCAAGGTAAACTGGCAAACATCAGACGGTTCTTGCCGTGACAGCCACAAGTCAAAGACCTGGAATTGATTCCGTACCCTTATGGTATTGCCCACCCTAAGCTCCACAATGGGAGAGAACATGTTCATCGGTCCTTCCCCCGTAACCAGTCAAGTATCCGCCGGCCCAAACCGGGCTTTCGCGTATCTTTGGCCGGTGTCTCCTGCTTTTTCTCCAGCTTAAAGTCCTCCAAGGTGCTTTTTGTCTGTTTTGCCGGGGCCGGTGACCGCTGGCCGGTGCTTTTCTGGGCCACCGTGACCTTTATCGGCGCATGCTCGGTAAACTCAGCAATCACATACACCTTGTCGGAGCGATTGTCTTCTATGGTTTTCAGATCAGCGAAGATTACTTCATTGATCCCTCTGGCTTGTGCGTGCTTGCTCACTATACGGTATACTCCCGGTTTCTCTTGATCCGGAGACTTGCGAAATAGCTGTTGAAGGATCCTGACTTGTTCACTGCAGTCGCCTTCATCTTCTAGCGGCAACAGCTGGATCGTCAAGCGCAAGCGACTGTTTTCGTAACCCACAGCTTGGGTAACCTTTTCTTGCTTTCCCCGGATTTCCACTTGATCCACCTTAATTGATCCGGATATCTCCATGCTTTCAAAAATGCCGGGCAGAATGCTATCACCAACCTTAACCTGGCCGATATCTGTTGTAATAAGCTGCATACTGTTGCCTCCTAGCCCTGCATTTCCAGTTTCCGAAGTGCTAAGTCAATATAGCTGTCGTAATCGTTTTCCTTAACCTGCCCACCTTGCACCACCAACACGATGGGCCGCCGATCGCGGGTGTAAGTCTCTCGTTCCCTGAATGTATCACGTATAGTTTCGCGCATACTAAACCTTGGGGTAGAGTTAAAAGGTGTCTTATCCCAGGAAAACGCGCCCGGTTCCGGCAACGCAATGCTGCCCAGACTAGAAGCGGCTACTGTTTGCAAGTATGGTGCCCTCATCTGTATGCCGGCTGCAAACGTGTTCACCAAGGCCATGCCGCTGGCTGTTAGAGTGGAGAGGGGGCCTTCCTTAGCATCGGAGAAGGGGAGTAGGCGCCGCACTTTTTCTAGACCAGTTTTGACCAGCTCGGCCGGTTTGGCGATTAGGCTTTGGATACCGTCTGTAAATGCTTGTATCAAGGCCTGGCCGGATCCAAAGAATTCCGTTACTTTTGCTCGCATAGACGCGCCCAAGTTAGTGAAGAACTCCGAGATCCACGTGCCGGCAGCAGCGAGCACGGCTTTGACCCATTCCCAGCGTGCCCCCAAATATGCAGTAACGGTATCCCAGTTGCGCCAGAGTAGGTATAAGGCTCCGATCAGACCCATAATCGCCAGGACCACCCAGGTGATCGGGTTAGCTAACAGCGCCGAAGTGAATGACCAGACCGAGGCTATCAAGCCTGGTAGGGCTTGTGCTCCGGCCATGATGCTGGCTTTGGCAAAGGTAAAGATGCCTTGAGCAGCAGCTATACCTCCTGTTTTAACCCATATAAGGCCCGCTTTTAGAAGGCCTAGCACTAAACCAAGGCCGCCTTTGATTAAGATAAAAGCCTTGCCCATCTGGCTTGCGCCCCAAATTACGTACCCACTTGTTATGGTAAACCCGGCCCCAATGGTTATAATGGGAGCCAATATGCCTAGTGCGGCTGCCGAAAGGGCTAGTAGCAGAAGTATTGTTCTGGTAATTGTCGGGTGGACACTGGCGAAGTTCTGGAACCCAGCCACAAAATCAATTACCGTTGGCACAACCGCCTCCACCAGCGGTGCCAGTTCATCACCTATGGATCGTTTCAGTATTGTCATGTTTTGCCCGATGACATCCATTTGTGCCCCTAGTTTCGTGTTCATGGCTGACGCCATGTTTTCCGTAAACATCGTGCCCTGGCGTAGGGATATGCCCAGGTTGTCCACGTTGCCCCGCAGCGTATCCACTTTCCCATACAGCAAGTCGATTAGAGCCACAGCTTCCATGGTGCCAAAGGCTTTGCTTATCTCCTGTTTCTGCATTGCCGTAAGCGTTTCACCATATTTGCCCCTTAAAAGATCCAGGATTTCCACTATCCCTAGCAGCTGGCCGTTCGCATCTACGAAGCTAAGCCCCAGTCTTTCGCCTGCTCGGGCTGCATTCTGGACAAAAGAGCGGTATTTCGTGCCCGCCTCGCCACCGGGCATGGTGGCCTGAAGCATACCCAGCACGGCCAATTGTTCCTCAAAGGGGCGCTGGGCCGTAGCCGCCGCGCCGCCCAGTGTAGTCAAAGCCTGGGCCATGCCCGATCCCGTTGTCTTAAACGCCTGCACCGATGCTGCAATTCCCGCCGAAAACATCTCGCCGAATTCTATATCCGTTAAATGGCTGTACAGGTCCTTATAGATACCATAGCCGGTGGCGAATAGGTCGGTCATCTCTCCTGTAGCGGCCTTAGTTGCTTTGGCTGTGAGAGCGGCCATCTTGGTAAACTCGCCCACAGCGCTGTCCGATAGCGTGGCTATACCGCTTTTAATGCTGTAGGCCGAACTTATGAATTCCGGTTCCGTCACGCCTGACCAGACCTTGGAAAAGTCTGTTGCTGCCCGCCGGATCGATTCCAAGTCAGACACTTCTAGCGATGCCAGGTCGCCTAAGGTCTCCTGTACATCTACTGCCGGCGCCATGATATTCTTTAAGGCGCCTGCTGTTCGGTCAGCTGCGCCCTGCACCAAGGCTCCTGAGACAGCCATGCGCTGCCCAAACTCAATCATTCCTTTGGCTTTTTGGGCCGTCGCCTCAAAGTTGGATACTGTGGTGGCCATGTTCTTCATTGGCCCGGTGAGGCGGTCCACTACGCTGACCACCACAGCTAGATTGTACAGAGAGTCCATATATTGACACTTCCTGTCAAACAGTATAATCTAAGGCAAGGGAGACATTGGTAATTAACTAGCCAGTAACAGGCTAGTTTATTAAAGCAGCAACTCTATCTTGGAGGGAGTGACTGTTTTGGGATTCCTGTATTTTTTCCTAATTCTGTTTGGTATTGGTTGTGTTTTTGGCGGGTTGTATGCGTTAATCTTTCGAGCACCTGCTGCTTTTAGGGAAGGGATGAAGGAGGGCCAGCGCATCCTAGACGAACGGGCTAAGAGAAAAGCAAGTTTGGGCTAGCCGCCCGGCAGTAAAACTGCCGGTTTTTTTATTTCCCGCATATTTCCTTAAGTGCCAGGATCAGCCCCCGTTGCACCGCTAGCACCCATCGGTCTTCATAAAAGTAGGCGAGACTGGCCACTTCACAGAAGGTATCATCGTCCAGCTGTTGCACTTCCTCAAAGGTAAGACCAAAGTGGTGCATTATCAGGGCTTCAGCCTGTTCTAGGCCGTCCTCGCGTAGGGTTTCAACACGGCCTACAATTTTTTCGATAAAAAATCCTGGCTGCTACCTATAATCTTTTGTAGCTCACCACCTAACGCTAGAATAAGCCCCGGCTTTTCTTCGGCCATCTTGCGCACCACATCTGCCGAAGGGTAAAGCAGGCAGCCGTAAACCAGATTGTTTGTGGCCTTATACATATCCTTGGCCATCTCTTTCACAAACCGGGAAAGGTCCTTTCGGCCAGGTTTGCGGAAGTAAAACACCTGAGACGCCCCAAGGTCTTCCTCTGTATCCACGTCGCCGGTAAGTTGGTAAACGTCGCCATACTCCTTTTTCCACTGTTCGATTTGCTCATTATTCACTACTGGCATGTTCCATCCTCCCTGTTTTTAGTTGGGGGCCAGGCCGTCGCGCCAGATCCCGCCCAAGATTTGCAGTTCATATTCCGCCTTAAACTCCTTGTCTCCTTGGCCACCCGATTGGCTCACTTTGGTAATCTTGCACTGCTTGAGCACATCTGTTTTTGTCGGCTGATCTTCATTGGCATAACTCACTACAATGGGGAAGGGTGCAATCCGATAAAGTGATCGCCCCTGTCTCTTGGCGTAGGCGGTAAACTTGTCGTGCTCTTCTTTTAGCAGGGTGAGCTTGCCTTCAGCCGAGTAATTGCCAACACCGTACCCCGTTGGGTTGGACCCCCGTCCGTATATTGGTTCAATCTCTTTGCTGTCCGAGTAGTCGATATTTTGAATATCCACCATTTCACCGTGGGGCATGGTCACGCTTATGTCTTCCCAGCTGTACTTCTTCCCGTTTATCACTCATGCCACCCCCTTATGACTGGAACGGGTTCTCGAACCCAATTTCCACTTCGATCTCTCGCATAACGGCCATCGGCACAATCCGGACTTTGGCCATAAGCTTTTCTGTGGCCAGTACATCCTGGTCCCTTGGGATCATCACACGCCCTTGGGCTATTTCCCCGGCGCCGGCCATCTCATCCAGTGGGTTGGCCAGCTGTGCCTCTAGAGCAGCTAGGCTCTTATCCTGCTGCATCGGATCTATTTCTGCCTGCATAAACGTCAAAGCAGCTTTTCTAACTTCGGCACAAGCTTTATCCATCACCCGGCGCAGCTCCACATACCGGAAGTCGCTATCAGGAGCCGAGGCTATGCGTCCGTTGGTAATATAGATGCCGTTCAGTCCAATGTAGTGGCGGAAGGTAATGTAGCCGGCTTCATCCAAGGCCGCCAAGTGTTCTTCTGCCATATCTGCCGGGCATATCCGTATTGCCTGCGGAAGTGGGCCGTCTTTGACCTTCCCCGGTGACTGCTGCACCGGTACAGTGCTCACTCGTCCGGCATAAAGGCCGGCCCCGTTTCTTTGCACTATGCGGCCCGTCTTCATGTCAGACAGCTCCAACCGACCGGCGCATAAGGACACTCGCGTGCTGGTAAAGCTGCTTCTAGCTGCAATAAGCGCATTTACCCACTGGTCTGTGGTTTCACTTTCGTCCGGTCCCCTGGATTCAGCTAGAAAGTGAATGTAGCGGAAGTTGCTTTCCGCCGTCATGGCTTTGCTGTGGAGCGCCGCCCACACCGAAGTATCCGAAGGGCCTACCACATGGCAAAACTCAAAGACATAAGGTGAGGCCAACAGGATATCCACGGCGGCCATTACGCTTTCTACGCTGGCCTGTGGGGCCACTGTGCTGCATGTGTATCTATCGCCGGTAAGAAAAGACTCTGTAGGTGTGGTCGGATACTCAGTAAAAGCAATGGTTAGACCGGTACCGGGGATGTCGTAACTTAGACCGGTTGGCACAGTGACTTTTCGAGAAAAAGTGTTACTGCCGTCCAAACTGTACTTAAAAGTCGCTTCGTTGCTGGCACCGGGGTCTTCGATTTCTACCACCAGGGCATAATCATCAAGTGGGCTGCCCGTAATCTCAATACTTCCTTTGCCGGTTTTATCGGCGGTAACAGCACCCACAGTGCCAGGAATATCGCCGCCCGCTCGAACACCGTATACCACCCGTGCTCCAGCAGCAAAGCTGTCGTATAGGGCATTGGCTAAAGGTCCAGTACCAAACGTCTCTTCAATTCTTCCGGGGTCCGTTATTTTAACCACTTTATTAACCGTGCCGGCGCTGCAAATACCAATCTTGGCTTGATACCCTGCCGTGCTGGGGGCCACAACACCAATCCCGCCGTCTAATATGTTAATCCTTACATCCTTAAGTGCCATTTATCTCACCTCCGTGACATGGGACCCGAAAGCCAGTCTTTCTTAGCTCTCAGGAAATCATTTTCGGCCAAACGTTTACCGCTGGCCCAACCAAATGCTTGCATCATTCCGGCCACTATCCATGATGGCAGCTTGTGCTTTCTGCAAAGGTCCTCAATTGTTGGCAGTGTTTCTTGGGTTTGCTTCTCTGTGCCTTTCGCCACCAGGTTACACCTCCCCAAACTCGCATTCTAACTGCAATGCAGTGTCGAGATTGACCACTTTCACCACCCGGTCCTGGTACAGCCCGCCCTCGAACGTTACTGTAAAGTATGTTGCCGATTGTTGGGAGAGTAGGCTGGTATCATCATCTGCTTCCGCGCCTCGGGCGCTGACCAGCACAGCGTTGCCTTGGCTGTCCCAAATGCGCCGCTTCAGGCCGGCCAAGAAGGCGGCTCCAAGTTCACTCGTTGTTTGTTGGTCTTTGGCCACAATTTCCACATCCACCGGTACAATGCGGTGGTATAGCCGCCGCCGGAATGTGCGCTCCGAGGCATTCGGCCCGTCGGCTTTAGCCACTTGCGAACCATCATAACGCAGGGTCTCGTCGTTAATGGTTATCTTGGCATAGGGCAGGGACTGGTGCTTGGTGCTATCTGCAGCTCTCGTATAGACTTTCTTTATACCTAGCTGTTTCAAATGTCCTTCGAGATACGCCGTACAAGCCTGTATCATTTCAGGACCTCCCCAATGCGTTCACGGATAATCTCATTGATTTCCTTCTCGTCGTCTTCGCTCAGGCCTATAAAGGGACGGGCCGGTATGCGAACCAGTTTCTTGGTTGCCCATCTATCGCCGACCTTGAACCGCAGCGCCTTGACCTTTTTCGGGCGGATCTTGGCCCCAAACTGGTGTGTAGCGGCCCTTTTGTCATTGGTTCCCACATCAACACGCTTAGGGGTTGCCCTGTAAGTGACAGAATTTCGGAGTACACGGGTATCGCTGAGAGTCTGCCCGCCTTCTACGCGGGCGCGGATAGACTTTTCCCACTTGGTACCATCCGGGGCCGTCTCGCTCTTGAATCTGGCCTGGGTGCTGGACACCAAGGCTTCGCCGATTTCTTTGTGCAAACCCAAGAAGGAGATTCTTGCCATTTTATATAGACTGTTTTTGAGCCTCGTCCAATCCCCAGTAGCAAGCATCTTTACAGGCCCTCCAAGCTTCTGCGGCTGAACAGGCGTCTGCTGGCTCGCATGTCGGCGCCTGATTCTGTCATCGGTGCCGGCACCCCAATGGTTACCAGACCACGCGCTAAATTTTCCAGGAACTTCACAGCCGCCTTATGCCTATCGACCACGGATTTATCCGCGCTGTCTTCGTCGTATCCCCTGCGGGAAAATAAATTGTAGACGGCTATGTCCACGCAGATTTTTTTTATCGCACCGGGGACAGGGTTAAAGGGTACACTATAGCGCACTCTGGCATAAGCATCTATTTCGTCTGATGCGGACTTTATGGCACCGTCTACCCGGTTTAGGTCCACTTGTCCTAAGTCTTCGTCGTCAGTAAGGCGCACAAGAACTGCTTCCGGGATCTGCTGCTTGATGTCAGCCTGGGTGCAGTACATTATTCACCAGCACCTTCCACAAGGGCGTCATCTACCGTCACCGGCTCCTTTGCAATTAGCTCCACTAGCTGCTTCTTGGTGGCTTTATCAGGTAAATCAAGTTCCATATCTGTGGCCAATCTCCTAAGTTTGGCCACAGACATACTCTCTAAGAACTCCCGGTCCAGATGTCCAACCTGGTTGGCCGGCTCTTCCGGTGGTTCTATCGGCTCCGCCTTCATTGCCTCTACTGTCAGTAGCGGGTCTGCCTGCAGCACTGCCAACTCTTGGGCGGTGAACTTATCGTCCTCGTACTCTGTGCGGCGGGCGGGGTGAAGGACCCCGCACCGCCTATAGCCGTCTACTTTACTTGTTATACACAGCATCGGCTATCACTCTCCCGTGCCGGTAGATCCGTAAGCCAACTGCCACAAACCGTAACCGGCGTTGTCGCGGCTGTCCACTCCATAGAGGAATTCCTTTTTCATGAACACATTATCATCACTAGGCTGATCCTTTGCTACGAACTGGGGAGCTTTACGGCGTTGGAAAATCAAAGGTTTAATCGGCATGCTCACATCTAGCAGGAACCACGTACTGTCATAACCAGCTAATTCAGGCGCCACCAGAAGCTCCGCTGTTCCCTTCCAGGTGTTTGTGGCACCGTTAGCATCGGTGTCGGAAATGAGTATTTTCCGGCCCGTATCCTCCTGGGCCGGAGGAACAACCAGGAGGTTAGGAACGACCCGAAGCGGCCGCCCGTGCTCGTCCTTAAGGCTCATCATGGTTGCTCTGGCAGCGCTATAAGCCGTGGGAGACAATTCTGCCGTGGTGGTATTGGACTGGGGAGCCTGGTTTCCGTCCACGTGCTCCGGGGCGAAGAAGGGCTGCCCATCGTAGCATTTCAGTGTGAACCCATTGACCAGAAGTTCAAACACCAGCTCATCCGGATGCAAAGCCGCTGATTGAGCCAGAGCTTGGATTAACGGGGTATAGATGCCGATGGTGTCATCTTCAACGTCATTCCGGTCCACAGCCAGGGTGGCTTCCCAATCTCGGTTCCGGATGGTGTAGCCATATGCCGCCAGGTTCTGGATTACCCGATCGCCGATCCATTCCCGCATGCGCGGAACCTTGCCCAGCCACTTGTATTCTTCTTCACGGGTGGTCGATGGCACCACTGTCGCGACGCGCTCATAAATTGGTTTTGTGTTCTCCAGCGCCTGGTTGAAGATAGTTTTGAAACTGCGGTATATGCTCTGCAAAGCAGCTTGGTTAACAATCATCTCTGACCCTCCTTAAACTAAGATGCCATTATGCCGGCGGCCTTCAGTTTCGCCAGCAGGGCGTTAAAGTCGGCTACAATTCCAGCTGCGTCGGTAGCGATGCTGTTAGCTTGCGCCTGAACCGTCCTTCTGTTGGCTTCAGCAATATCCACCCAAACCTTGGTTGCCGATTCCAGCTCGGTGATGATGCCGCAACCTACTCCGTTTGTCGTGGTAAGAGCCACCGTCTGGTCATCAGCAGCGAACACCGGTTTGCCCACGTCGGCTGCAGATATGTTAGCTGCCTCAAAGTCGAACACTCCGTCTTTCCAAACCAGAATCTTTAGCGCGCCGTCTGCGCCGTTGCTATTGTCCACATATTCCCGGCTGACTCCCGCGAACTTCAGACCTGCTGTGTCCGCCCCCGGCACAGCGTAACCTTCGCTGTTCAAGCAGACCATGCTCCCAGCATAGATCTTAGCCCCAGCCGCCACTGGATACGCCGCTTGCCCGCCAATTTTCCTGGTGGTGTTCCGGTCTTTTGTAAGTGCTGCCATCGTTATACCTCCGTTCCGCTTCCACTGTATTTCTTAAAGTCTTCCTCAGATATACCGAGCATCTTGTTTACACTTGCCTGAACATCATCAACCGCGCTGCTGCCCGGTGTTCCCTTGCCGCCGGCGATAGTACCGAGCGGTACTATTTGGGGTGCTTGGTCTAAAAACGCCTTGAGCCCCTCCTGGTCCTTCAGGGCGTATTGCTCGGCCCACTGCTTCTGGGCGGGAGTGATTTTGCCTTCGGAGAGTGCCCTGGCCACCAGCTCGTCCCGTTCCCGTTGTCCCAGCTTGTCCTGAAGGGCTTTGAAATCTTCTGCCCGGACATAGCCGGAAGGGTTCTTTAGTGCAACCACCCGGCCCTTAACCTCCGCCAGCCCAGCCCCTTCCTTAAGGTTTAGAAGCTCCAGCACTTCCTTGTGGGCCACCGTCTCGGCCTCGGCTTCGTCTTTCAAAGCCTTGACCACTTCGAGCATCTTTGCTTGGTCTGGCTGATCTTTCAGCCCTAAAGTATTCGCCAGCTGTTCCAGGAACTTCTCCATATTATCGTCCTCCTTTTTCTTACCGTCTTTGTTCACAATTGGCCGCACTCCCGATATAGCGGGAGCATTTGTAAGAGCCACCGAGTGAATGGCCACCGCTTTGTTATCGGCCCGGCGCACCAGTACCACGGGAGATAGATACTTATATTCCTTGTTTGCCAAGTACTCTTTGGCTTTTTCTGTCCACTCGGCCCTAGCCCAGAGGCCATCTGGACCACGGTCCTGTAGTTCCTTGATCCATCCCGCTGCTGGCGCCTGGCCACCCTCCAAGGTTTGGTGCTCATAATCAATTACGATGTCGTTGCCTCTGGCTGCGAAGTAGCTGATAATCTCAGCCATACTCTCCCCGTCAGCGGTGAAATCACCCTTGACTGACTTCACTAGGCCAAAAGGCATCAGCTGAATCCATTCCGGCACCTGGCCGGCCATATCGCTGGCCAAGGAAACAGCAAAGCTGTTTGCATCTGTATACCCATGAGTTGCCAGTTTCAACTTGTCCTCCGTTTTCATGGACATCCCCCTCGCGTTAATGCAGCGTTAAAACCGCGTTACCTCGCGTCATTTCGCGTTAATAGGTTGCCGGTAATGTAATTACACCCTCGCATCTAAAACGGGCCTTCTAGGGCATTTTAAGGGGTGGCTCCCATACGGTCTAGAAAAGCCTTTCTAAGTGGTCCCGGATACTTATCCAGATCCGGCTTCCATGCCTCCTTGCCGGGGTTGTGTCTAAATCCAGGATCCGGCGATACTGTCGGGTACTCGCCCGTCTGGACGGTAAGACCCTCGCGCTTCGTATCGCGTTCCGACAGGCTGCGCACCGAGCAGCGGCAACGATACCCATTCGGTGGATACCAGGTATCCCAGAAAGGATCGTCCGCCCTAAACACCAAGCCGTCCAGGGCCAGGTGGCTTGGCCGGGTGCGGCTGTCGTTCACCGCATCGTACATCCAGTATGGCCGGGCCTGGATAACGTCAGGATCTGTCATTTGCTTGTAGCGCCCAACGCTGAAGGCCGTTTGGATGTTTGTCCGAAAAATGTTATCCAATCGGTACGGCGTTGGGCCTTCCCAGCCCTTTGTAGCAAAAATTTCCTTGACCTGTTCCTGAAATTCTCTTATCGTCTTTCCTTCCGCAATGGCCACGTCAAGTAGTTTCCACACTTCATGGAGCATATCCAAGCTGGCTATCCGAGCAATAGTAAAGGCATTCCCTTTCACTTGATCTGCCAAGCGGGCATATTCCCTCGGCGGAAGAACTACTTTACGGCGCCAATACGCTATAGCTTCGTCAAAAGGCAATGGTTCGAGTTTGATTCGGGTGAACTCAGCCATTTATCACCACATACCTTCCGTACAAATCCGCAGCGTAAAGAGCCCTCTGTAGCAAATCCTCGAGCTCTTCCGTGTTCATTTCATTGTATAGCTCAGCCAATCTGTCTCGCAGCTCTTCCAGGCTTTTGGCCTGGGAAATGGCTCGTCGCACAGGCTCTTGCATTTCGGCCATCAGTGCCCCTGACACTGTTAGGTCAAGCATTAGATCCGCTAGGCGGTCCACATTGCCTTGTGCTGCCCGACGGTTATCCGCCATGGGCATCACCTTCAGGGGCATTCCGCCGAAATTACTGGGAGGGGCTACTAACTCCTGTCCGGCTTCTGGCTTTGGGATGCCGAACTTTTCGTAAATGTGTTCGGCAGCTATTGGCAGTCCCACTTCTTTTACTAATGTGGCATAGGTCTTGCTTTGCGCTGCCAGATCTTCAGGCGGCTCAAAGTGGAATTTAATCCACGGCAGCTTCGCTTCGTAGCCGAAATTGAATAGTACTAGCGGTCGTATCAGATCACGGCGCAGCGTTTCCGCCAACGCTTTGCAGTCTGCTTCTAGTAGGTCCTGTCGCACTTCCCCGTGGGTTTTGCTCGCCGCATAACTGCCGCGGTCTCCCACTTCAGTGGTCAGTGTTTGGCCCAAAACTGTTTTAGATAGCTCGGCATTGCAAAAATTGGCTAGTTTTTCATAGACAGCAGCCCCTCCCGTTCCCTTCGTTTCTATGAATTCGATATCCGTATTGCGGCTTATGATCCCGGCTGCGTCTGTCCCTAACTGGACGACAGCTTGAAGAAGGTCTTGCCTGTCTTCAGGTGAGGAACCGGGGTCGTATTTACCTAATCTCAGGGGCATGCCGTATACTTCAGCAAAGGCTACCCAGTCTTTTAGCGTATAGTTCTTGAACAGATACATCCAGGCAGCAACCCGGAGTACCCCCTGCCGGGAAGGATGGCCGCTTCGGGCCTTATACCGGTGAACGGCAAACTTATTGGCCGGCAGTTCCATGCCCCGAGCGGGATCGTTGTCTGTCAATAGTCTTAACTCGTTGTCCTGGCTAAAAGTAAACCGCTTGAGCGGCACATAGCGTAGTTCCTTTACCCAAACTCGGCCCTCGGCAACTTCCCACATAATTTCTGTTGCAGCCAGGCCTTTCCCTATAGCGTCCAAAAGGTCTAGTAGCGCATCCTCAAAGCCCATAATGTGATCCAACGCTTCTATCACAAACCCGGCTATTTCGAGATCCTGTGATTCCTCCGAAAATGGATTGACATCAAAATCCAAGCCAAGCACGGCATTCTTCCTGGTTTGCAGGAGGCTGAAGAGGTGCGTATCTTTCTCTTCCATTTCCTCAAATAGTTCCGCTTGCCGTAATATGTCGCCCTGATCGGCTTCCCGCAGAATGCGAGCTAGCCGGCCCGGCGTTAACCCCACGGAAGGATAAGAGGAAAAACGATCCCGAATAGAAGCTACTGCCACCTCGTCCATTATCGGTTTTTCTCGCATCTTTATGGGTCGCCCGTCCGGCCCGTAGATTGTGGGCATCAGTAAGCCCCCTTCATTCTTGCCCGTCGCCTAGTCGCAGACTGGTATTCCGGCTTGCTCGGTGGGTTAGTCCCCGCATGTAGTGCTAACGCTGATGCCCAGAACCGGTCAGCGTGACCGCCGGCTTCGGTCCGCTCCGCATCGTATCGGATATTCCCGGCAGCGGTGGTTACTTTCTTCACGCTGTGCAAGTCTTCGCGGATTTCTCGCCTAGCCGGCACTCGCACCAGTCGGTCTTCAAATTTGCGCCGTTGTGTCACGGCTAGTTCTTGCTTTACTGCTGGAGTGAAATTAACCGGCTCCACCAAGTACCCAAAGCGCTCCCTGGCTTCCTCGCCAAGTTGCATTCCAAGGCCCGTGCTGTCGATGCAACCCCGGCGCAGACGGGGGAGAGAAAGGTACCAAAAAAGTTCCTGGCGTTGTTCCCGGAATGGGGTTCTCACCATTTCCCGCACTGACCTGGTCCAAAACACATCGCCTACTAATTCGTAGAGCCATATCACTGTCAGGTCGCGCCGGCGTCCTATATCCATACCCAAGAAGAGATCGCCTTGGGGCTCCCATTCCTCGGGTAAATCAGCACTTGCCAAATCATTTTCACAGGCGGAAATCATGTCATAGGTTAGAAGGGAATCAGCCTCATCCAGGAACTCGCAACAGAACTCCTGCAACCAGTCGTCCTCGGACTCTACACCCCGGCGCAGCTCTTCGATATCTACGCCCATACCCTGTTCCTTGGCCTGGTAAATGTCCACCCGGTGCTTGGACCAAGTGCCGGTGTCGTCCATCCATAGGTTGTAGTACTTGTTAGACTTACCTTGAGGTGTGCTGATCACCCTGATTTTGTATCCCCGTGTGATGGTAGGGTAGAGGGCCGTCCATATTTTCCGGCTGTCGGCATGAAAGGCAAACTCGTCTAAAGCCACGTTGCCGGAAAATCCCCTGGCCGTATCCGGGTTGGCCGGTAGCCCTATAATCTTGGACCCATTGGGAAAGCGCACTTCTAGCTGCTTAATTTCGCGATCATCAATTTTGAACGTTGTTTCTAGTTCCCGGCAGGCCACTCCAATGGCTCTGGCGTGCATGGCCACCTTTTCCACTAATTCCTTCGACTGCCGCTCGCCACGGGAGAGAAGGACCCACAGGGTACGGTGCTCAACCGCGTCCAGTACTACTTCCAGGGCCACGGCGAAGGAAAAGCCGGTCTGCCTAGCTTTTAGCGCTATCTTAAAGCGGCTGTCATCTTCAACCCATGCTCTTTGGTATTCGTATAATTGCACTGCCGCATCAGACAATGCCATACACCTGCTCCTTAATTATTCTTAGTGTCTCTTCATCTAGGCCCTTTTCTTGGGCTGTCTGCTCAATTTTAGACACTGCCTGCTGCACTTTTTTCTGATACTCCAACTTCAGGTTTTCTCTGCTCACAGCCGAACGTTCCAGTTGAGCCAAAGCTTTCAGTAGCTCCGATATTTTTTCACCCTCAAGGTTCTCTACCTGCATCAATGTTTCCATAATCAGCTGCACAGCCAATTCGTTGGCTGCTTCGTGCATTTCCGTCGCTGGCCGGTCACCGCTATCTTCGATAATGGCCCGCGCCTGTTCTCGGACCTGCTTCAGGCGTTCCAGCCTCGTTAGAAAATCTTTGCCATACCGGCCTACGGCCGATTTGCTTACCTGATGCCCCATTTGAGATAGCCAATCAGCTATCTCCTGATAGGTGTGGCCTTCAACTAGCTTGGCATTGATTTCCACTACCAGTTCTGCTGGTAACTCTCGATTTATCTTCGAGTGTTTTCTTCTCACTAAATGCTCACTCCCGGATCGGCCGGGATGTTACCTTCCAAGAGATCTTTGCCGCGGGCAGTCAGTTTAGCTACCCGCCTGGTTAGGTCCAAGTCCTTACTTTCAATCACCCTTGTGTCTACATAGCCCTTCTCTTCCAGATACTCCAGATACCCAGCTAAAACAGCGGGGGAAACGCTGTAGTTGATATCATTTAGGGTTAGGCTGATTACTCGGTCACTTACCTCGTTAGGGTAGTCGATTTCCACAATCTTAAGGATACGTCCCCTAATCTCACGGGCTTCATTTCGCAGAATGGCCACCCGTTCCACCTCCTAGAAGCTTTCCTATGTTCTTGTTAATTTCCGTTATCTCGCGGCCGATAGTGTCCACTTTGTGATCCAGACCGGCAACGGCGCGAATAAAATCTTCGCGCATCACAAAAGTACGGGGTATGGTGGCCTTAAACTCCATCAGGTCATCTTTAACCTCTTTGATTTGTTCCTGGTGGGCAGAAAGCTGTTGGGCCATGGTAGCCCGGATGTCTCTTAGGAAATACCCGATAATGCCTAAGGCCATGGACAACAAAGATACCAGGATCAAAGTAGCGGGGCGGTACAGATCCAGCGGCAGTTCGCTCATCAGTCGGTTCCTCCCTAAGATACAAATGGGGTAGGGGCCATACCGTTTTTAAGCTCTAATACCTTGGCCTCAATCGTAGCCACCACAAATGCCTGGGCATCTCCCATAGTCTCTTCTAGTACGGCCATTAGTTCGGGCCCGGCTGTTTCTTTAACTTCCTCCACAGCTCGCCGTCCAATTTTCAGCAGGTTTTCACGATCTACATTTCCGGCTTTAACGGCTTGTCTCAGATCGCCAGCCACTGTTTGCTCCATTTTTAGCACTGTGCGCTCGGCAATACTGTCCAACCGAGAAATTGCATCTTTCACCAAGGCCGCGTGGTTTTCATTCTGGATCTTCTCGGTTTCGGCTGCCAGCCGTACAGCTGCTTTCCGCAAGTAGGTCGCCAGATAGGCGCACCCCAGGCCGATCAATGCAAGAAACAGATCCGCGCCCCATTCCATCATCGTTTGCCACACCGCTTCTTTCATCCCGTTTCCTCCTTAAATTTAGGTAAAAGAAAAATCCCAGCTTCTACTGGGATTGTAAGGGATCTATTAGGTTACTATCAAAAAATTTAGTTGAGAAAATTACTTTCCTACAAATAGTGCCAACTCTAGCTGGCCAGGATCCGACCCCTCCGATACTATTTTGCGAACCCAAGTTTCGGTAAGTCCGTATTTCAGAGCCAGTTCCTTGTAGTTGCCGCCGCGGAACTCATCTCTAATTGTCTGATCCCTAAGTGTTTTTAAGGCGCTGTCTAGTTTGGCAAAATAGAGGCTAGTTCCCTGATATTCTTCCGCTAGTTTCAGCGTATTCTCTAGGCCAATTAGTGAGCAGAGTTTACGGTAGGGCTCAGGTAGTAGTTCGGGGTCCATATTTTTCATCCAAGGTTCCATTTCCTGCCCTCCCGTTCATCATATTACCACCCAGCATAGTCGTCAAGATACATCTCTGGCCACCAGGGCCTTAAGCCCTTCTATCACACGCCAGGCCTGGTCACGAGTTAGCCAGTCCACGTTGTCTATACCGGCATACTTGCGGCAAAAACCCTGAAGGCGTTTAGGATTATACTGCCATCCTAGTTCTTGCTCCAGCTTGTGCATAAGCCACAGCTGCTTTTTGGTCGCCAGGGGGATCTTCTTCCCGGCTTTAGTCACCGATCGCGGTCTTATCTTAGCTTCCAGGCTGTCTATCACGCCGGCTGCCTCAAATTTGGTCAGTTCCGATATATGGTCTTTGGTGGTGATCGACTTCACCGCAGCATACAACATATCTTCGTCCCATCCCAGTTCTCTCGTCACAGCAAAGATCTTTCGCCTTTGTGCAGGTGTTAGCTGGCTCACTTCTTGGCCCCCTTTCTCATTGGACCGTAACCGCTACCCAAATATCGTCTTCCCTAGCCAGGACCACATCATAGCTGGTACCCCTAAGTTTGACCACATACTTTCCGTCCCGCTGCCTTCTGGGGCGGCCTCCCATCAAACTTATTTGGATCCATGCCCGTTGGTTGGCCGAGGAAGCATTGCCCACACGTTCCACATATCGTTCCTTAAAATGCTTTGTCAGTGCCACTCTAGGTTTAGGCTCTCTTCTGGCCATGTCGGCACCCCCTTAAGGGAGCCAGCCCCAGTGTCTCGCCACCATAACCGCCGCTACCAGGTATCCCGTCACAAACCCCATAAAGATGCAGGCCAGGTATTCCTGTAATGTTCTCATTTCCCTATACCTCCTGCAGCTTGTCCCGGTTTACTTCATACCAGAAAACGTCATCTGTTTTAATCTTGGCGCCCACTGCTTCAACACTAGCCTCGTCATACTTCTTTAACGCTTCTTTGCTTACACTCTCTGAAACTTTTATGCAGTCCTCCATGCCTTTGGCCTTAAGCGCCATGATTATTGCTTTAACATTCCTCAGGATTATCTTAGTTGACTGCCGGAACCCGATCTGTCCAAAATTGAGTTCCCGTGATTTCTTGCCGTCCAACCCGTCCTTATGGGCTTCGCTAAATTCCTTAATCAGTCGTTCTAATAGAGTCTTGCGTTCTTTTAAGGGAGCCGCTTTATCGGCCAGCGCTGCCTTTAGATCCGTTATCTTGCGGTTGTATTTTGCTTCCATGGCCTCTATTTCATAGTCTATCTGGCCGATCTCCCGTAGCGTTTTGTCCACTTCTGCCCAATTCCTAAGAGCCGTCCCTTCCAGTCTCTGTCTTGCCACGGCGATTCTCCTTTCCATATTTTCTTAGCCTGCCGAAACAGGTCATTGAGTCTGAGCATTACCGCCCGGTGCTCTAAGATAGCAGCGTCTATAAGGTCGTCGTCGGCAGCCTGGTTAAACCGTTCTTCCGCTAGCTTAAGGTCTGCTATCGTTGCGGCTGCTAGCTCGGCAACTGGGTTGTTCATCGTGGCGGTACCTCCTTCCGAAAGTCGTCCCCATCCATAGCCACCAGGTAACACATTTCAAAAATCCTGCTCGTAATCCGTTCCCAGCCAGTGAGGCGCTCCAGAACTTCCAGTTCAAATTCCGAAGTGATAATAGTCGGAAGAACTTCGTTGTACCGAGCGTTCACTATCATGTACAGCCGTTCTAGAGCCCAGTCGGTGCTTTTTTCTACGCCTAGATCATCCAGGACCACCAAGTCAATGCTTTTAAGGAGCTCTAGACGTTCCTCAGCGTTGGCCGCTTCCTTTCCCGGCCGCAGTAGGTCCAGCACTTCAGGAACGCTGCCGCACACTCCCGGTACCCCTTGGCGAAGTAGCGCCCCCAAGATGCCGTACGCCAGATGACTCTTGCCTGTCCCTGGGGGGCCGACGAAATATAGCCCGTTCTTCTTTTCCTTGCGTATTTTCTCAAATTGTTCCACATAGCGGCAGGCTGTTCGCCAGGCCCCTTTATGCCTCTTACTGTCCCAGGCCGCCAGGCCGTCACCTTGAAAACGTTTCGGAATCTGGGCTGTCTGAAATAGCCGGGCGATTCTAGCTTCCTCGTCGCGCTGAACCATACACCGGCATCTTTTAAGCCTGCCGTCCCCGACATCTACCCAGCCGCTGCCGTCGCATTCGTTAAAAGGGCAGCTTGGTTTCTTCGTTCCCGTCGATGTAGCGGCCGCCATAGCTTCCTCGGCCATAACTGCCGCGCGTTGTAGCACTTCTTCCAGGCTGCGCATGGTTCTGATCGCTCCTTGTTCGGGCTATCTCCCGTAGAATCCCACGTGTATAAGCTTCTTTCTTCTTCGGATATTTGCGAAGATGGATCGCAAGCGCCTCAGTCACCATATCCGGATCGTACTTGGACCAATATCCCATTTCTTTTTTCAGTACTGACAGTGCCACTTTACCTGTTTTTCTAGTCTTGGCCAGTACGTTAAAATACTGCTGTATAATCCCTTGTTGAGCTGGACTATAGCGCCCCAAGAGCTCACTTACTTCGTGCATGCCGAGTCGCCTCCAGGACCGGATTGCGAGCCACCAGCATATTGTTTTTCTTGTCCAAGGTGCAGTAGGCCCGGCAGGGGAGGGGCCAGCCGGCGTCTTTAATCGCTTTGATTATTTTTGTTGCTGCTATAAGTAATGCTTCACTTTTGCCGCTGGATCGGGCGATCAGCCCAGCCTGGTCTTTGCGTAAAGCTAGAAAAGTATTGTTTATGCCTATTGCTATACGATCCCCCACCCTAAACTCCGCTAGGCGGACAGCTTCTTGTGACAGTCTGATATAGTTTTCCGCAATATACACAAATGGAGTTTGGCTCCCGCCTCTAGCTGAGTTGGTGCCATGCCAGCTAAAAGCGCCTAGATCCCAGTACCGTGTTACTTCGCCTGAGGGACCGTCGTCGCGCAGGTCGTGCGGGTATGGCCCTTTCGTTTTGTATCTAGCTTCCGGTCGCACCACATCACCCCCGGTTATTTTAAGGTGAGCTGTTCCGCAGCTTGGACCATTTCTTCAGTAATCACACCGTTTTCCATGTTGGCCAGATTCAGCGAGCGCCGCAGAATCGTTGTTAGGCGGCGCATCCCGCCAACTTCCCTGGCTGCCCCTTGGGACGTTAGGTACTCCCTGGCCGCCGGTGTCATACTGAACTGGGCCAGTACCGAGCGCAGCTCGTCCCTGGTAACACCCTGTAATTCACGCATGAAGCTTACTCGGCTGTACAGCTGGGCCAGGTTCTCCCTCAGGCTTGGTCCCCGTGTCAGCCACGCCCGTAGCCGTGGCAGGCCGCACAGGACCACGCCGGTTTTCCCTTGGTCGTACACCAGCCGCAGTATTTCCAGCTTGCGTACAGTGCGAGAGCTGGAGGAAACCAGCATGTCCGCCTCGTCCACTATCACCAGGCGTGGCTCCAGCGTAAGCGCAGCGGTCACTCGTTGCATGATATCCCATTGGCTCCCACCCAGTTCAACTCCCACCGCTTCTGCTAAACTTTCAATTAACTGCTTGCCAGACATGAGAACATCTGCTGTAATAAGGATAGCGGTAGGATTTTCACGGACGTAGTGCTTAAGTGCTGTGGTCTTGCCGCTGCCGGGAGCGCCCAGGATCACACCCATTGCTTGGTCCTGGGCGCAGGCTTTGCATGTACCGATAACGCGTTTAGCATCCTCGGTAAGGATAAAGCCGATGTTGGTTTTATACTCCTCGGTTGCTGCCGGCTCTTTCATGGCCGCCTCGCGTTCCTTTTCTTGTTGTTCCATGGTTTCGCGTAGCTCCAGCAGCTTGGTCGCTACATTCTCGTTGTCCAGTCCGTTGCTAAACTGAGATACTAGCGAGCGGGAAAGCCCTATTTGATCTGCAACGGCCTGCTTTGTTACGCCGCGCTCATCGCAAAGGTACAGGAGCCAACTTCGTGCCAATTCCTGGTCTACTTCCTTTTTTTGTGCTAACGCCAACATATTTTTTCCTCCTTTTAGCCCTCGGCCAGGGCTTTAATATACTCGTCGGCCAAATCTCGTTTAGCCCGTTTGCCGGCTTTAGAATTTTTGGCCCTGTTCTTGGCCAGTTCGCGGCCGGCTTCTTCGTGCCCCGTAAGCGTTGTCACCTTGGACTTGCCGGGTTTGCTCGCCGGCGTCATGGCCACCGGCCCGGCCTGCCGACGCTCTGCCACCACTTGTTCCAACGTCTGTTCGCCTTTACGCACCCGGCGTTCCAGCTCTTTCATTTCATGCCGCCGTCGCTTCAGGAATTCCTTCAAATCGTCCTGGCTGGCCCCCATCTCCAGCAGCTCCCTGTTTCGGACCACACAGGCAAAGCTGCCCTTGTGGTAAAGCACCAGTTCTCCCAAGCGGTACGGGTCATAATAGACGGTTACTGTTTCGCCCACCAGGCGCCAGAGTTCGTCGCTGGCATACCAGAAGTTATGGAAGCGCACCCCTTCATCAAATACCTTTCTGGTATCGGCCCGCATTAGGCAGACGTCACCGGCCCGTTCGTTCGGTATATCCAGCCTGGCTTTGGGCAAGGTTCGGAAAGCATCGTATGGGGTAGTTTTGATCCCGGAGTGGACCCTGGTATGGTAGTCTGTGGCCAACCAGTGTTCAAACTGTTTCATGGCTATTTCAATAGTCCAGAGCTTGCCTTGCTTAAGCAGTTTTTTGGCCTTCTCGTAACCATCTTCTGGCTTGTTCTGCGGCGAATTGCCTATGTAGGCAGGAGCGAAGCGGCTGTAGCGGTCTGCTAACGTGCCATGGAATCTTTCAATTGGTTTGGCCCAAGGGCTGTATGCCTCGCAAAAGATAGCTTCAATGCGCAAATCGCTGAACGTTGCCTCCAATCGCTGACTACGGTAGTCTTTGCCGTTGTCTACATATACCTCCATCGGGAGTCCACATAGCGGGTTCTCTGGATCAGCCTTCGGATACATCCCGTGCCGGAAAGCTAAGGCAATGGTGTCGCTGGACGGATTTAGGCTCATAGCCCAGCCCATTACGGCACTGCTGGCCATATCAAGCCAGCTTGTAAGCCAGGGACGTACCAGCTTGCCTTTGTATTCCACAAAGAAGTCCAGTTGGTGGTGGTCGCCCACCCAAATCTGGTTGGCCATACGGGGGCGCCGCCGTAGCACCTTAGGCATCACTTTTTTTCGATATGCTTCCAGGCCCTCGCGGCCCATCACTTCTTCCGCATAGCTAACCACCTGCTTCATGGCCCGGTAAAAGCTGGGCCGGCTACCTACTTTCCAGCCTTCTTTTTCTGCCTTTTCTAGTACCCGTTCGTAAATCCAAGACAGCTTGGGTTTAATCCGGGTCAGGTACAGCTCTTTACCATATTCAATCGCTTCTTGGTCGAAACTTCGGCTGCCGTAGCCGCCGTCGTCCGTTGCCTTGGTCTTCCTTAGCCCATCCAACAGCCCCATAAACCCCCTTTCTTGGTATGCTGATATCCAGCGGTACAGTGTGGCTGTGCTTACCCCGGCCACTTTAGCCAGCATCTCCCGCTGTGCGGTAACACCGTCGCCATCGTAATCCAGCGCTTGGCGTACCAATTCCTCGCGACTTAAGGCCTGGCTTACTATTTGTTCGCCTTCCGCTTCGATTATCTCCGTCAGGTTCGTCCCGTCTTCAGCCCGGCCACCCGGAGACTGATTAGTTACCAGCTGTCTTTGTGCTGCAAAGTACTCGTTCTGGGCATGGACGGGCAGGGAGGCGAGGGGAATCCGGTACTCGTTTCCCGTCTTCATTGGGCGAAATGCCTGTATGACTTGGCCTAATTGCCGGGGAGTTACCTGCAGCAATCCTGCCGCTTCTTTTATTTCCAGCATTACCTCCGCTGCCACTTACCGCACCTCCTTATGCCGCCATTTCCCTTAACTCGTCGGTGTCCATGCCCATGACTTCCGCCAGTGCCGGGAGGTATTTGCCTACCGGCTTCTGGCCATACAGGATCTTAGACAAGTACTGCTCGCCCATGCCTAGCCTTTGGGCTAATTCCCGTTGCGTCATGTTCCGGTCTAGCAGCCATTTCTTTACTTTGATACCCAGCCTTGTCAGCCGTGCCATGCAACCACCTCCCGTTCAGCTTTATCGTATTCTTTCGGCCAGCCGGTACAGTGTGGCCTGGCTGCCCAATCGCCAGCCCCGTTTCCCGGCTGCTACCTGTAGGCATCTAATCGCGTCGGCCACTTTTTGCCCCGGTTCGGCTTCAAACAGCCTCCGCATAAACTCAATCGCTTCCTCATCGGTGGACCGGGATTTGTATGGCCGGGGCAGGTATACTACCCGTTGCTCCTGGGTGCTCACCAAGCGTTGTACCTGAAGGGTGAGCTCGTCCAGCCGGCAGGCCATCTCTTGTAGGGCTTCTATTGGAACCAGGCGCCGGCTTTCCACCGCTTCGTACAAGTCAATCAGCATTTCCTGGACCATAATGGCCTTGGGTTGGTTCGACTTCATGCAGATCTTAAGGGCGCCGCGCTTGGTGAAGACCCGGATATTGGGATTGCCGCCTTTAGGGTTTATCATCGAATTGATGATAAACGTATCTTTTTGGGTAAATGTGGCTTGATTGCGATTGTATAAGTTTAAGATAGCCCAGTCTTGTTTGTACTCCAGCGCTCTGGCCAGCGCCCGCGCTGTCACCACCGGCTGCCCGTCAACGCTTACCACCGCCAGTTCGCCTTCCTGTGCCAGCACCGGTAACATCTGTTCCACGTTTTTTCTCACCTCCAGCCCAGGTATTTCCTCCCTCTCTGGCGAATTCGATCATTGTGCTTATTCACAAACCCGACAGAGAAGGAGGTGAGACTATGAATCCGTTTATGATGGATGATCCGATACCCCGTGCAGACAACGATTGTGAGTTGCTAGATCTTTGCACTGGTATCGGTCTCAGTGATTACCACAGCTGTAAAGCTGGCGGTAACGTGATTATGCGGTGCAAACCTGGACAAAGGGTCCTGATCAAGTTGTTGTCCAAAACAGTCGCCCTCCTAGAGCACGAAGGCCGCTAGCTTTTGTAGAAGCCCAGTATTAGGGCCTTGATATCAGCGACGTCCTTCGCTATGGCCTTTAAGCACTCCAGCTGCTCATTGTCCTTAGAGGCTGCTTCTTCTTCGGCCATCACTTCTTCAAGAAACTCTTTATACTCCTTAATTTTAGCTGCTACCCTCACAGCCATTTCTTCAGGCAGTTGGGACTTCAGGAACAGGCTGACAGTCGGCCGCGAGTACCCATACTCGTGGGCAATGTCTGCCACTGTCCGGTGCCGTTCAGCCATCTGTTCCACCAGCCATTGTCTTATGGCATTAACATCTACTTCCATTGCCTCTGGCTGCCCCAGGGCAGCCTCTTTCATTTCTGGGCTAATCGTCTTCACCTAAATTCCTCCTTCATTCCTGTATTATCGTCCTCGGGTATGCCAACACTATCTAGTAGCCCTTCACACCGGTTCCCAGTTACGATATTTGGCAGCCTTACACGCTTCCGGTTCCGTCGGGTCCACCTCAATACAGCTCTTGCATACTTCCGGCGTCCCTTGACCTGGCCGGCGCGAGAAGAAGAGGGCACAAGTGCCACATCCCGGCTGGCGGTCAAGAGTTTGTTCTTCTGCTGCATCCTGGTCTTCCGCCTTAAGCGGATAGAGCCTGTTGTGGCTCAATAGGGTTAAAACTCGGCCATCCACGGTTTGGATGATGCGCCCATCTTCCAGCCCTAGGTCCACTCCGTGTGAACGAGCGTATAAGATAGCATCGTCCATGTTGCGAAACCTCAGCACATGTCCATTGTCGTCAATAACTTCGTAATTAGGACCTATCCGTCTTAACGCCCACAAGTACTTGTGCCTTTTCAAGTTGCCGCCTCCTTCCCAATCGTTTCCTGTCGCCAAACGTCACTTGTTTTGCCTATCCAAACTTTTTGGGACGTGATATTATATAAATGCTGGGACAAAGACTTGTCCTAAGAAGATTATAGGCAATTCTTCGGATTAAGTCAAGCATTAGTCCGAGGTAATTTCGATTATGGAACCAAGAGGGGGTGATTAAATTGAGTAAAGACGATAGAAAAACCTTTGGGTATCGATTAAAGGAAACCATAAAGAGAGCGGGCCTTACTCAAAAACAGGTATCCGAACAACTTCAGATTAGCCAGGATACAGTCACAAACTATGTCAAAGGAACTACACGCCCCAGAGTAGAAATCCTTATTGAATTGGCGAACCTTTTAGATGTTGATGTTGAGTGGCTTATAAGCGGTGAAGAGCCGCAGCAAAAAGAGCAGCCGGCCAAAAGAGATTTGCTTTTCGCTGCTCGCATGGCTACTTTATTGAAGCTTCGAGGCTTAAAACCGGCTGATCTAAAACCCTTCGGTATTGATTCCAAGGTTGTAGAAGATTGTCTTCATGGTTATATTCCCGATGCTGTTGCGTTGTGTAGGATTGCTAGTACTTTGGGTACCACCGTTGAGTGGCTTATCACCGGCCGTGAATTTTCTGGTCCCCTGCGGCCAGGGGGACCGGCCGCGAACCCCGAGCTAGTTTCCTTGATCGCTGCCATGGCAGCTATGGATAAAGACGAACTTAAAGAATACCTAAAAGGAGAGATGCCGGCTGACCGTGTCATGGAAAAAGTGTCCCAACTTGCGGACCTTCCTGTGCCTGTTATAGCTCCTTATTTCTACGGTAGCGCCATAAATAGCAACGAGGAAGCCGCTACCCGCGACTTCCCCGAAGATATATATATGCTCCTTAATCTCCTGCCCGAGATTAAAGAGGAGCAGCGTAAAGAGCTCCTTGCCCAGGCAACCCATTTTTATGGTGAAAACGTAGCGCCCGGCAAGTCTAGCTCTTACGAGCAAGACCGTAAAATTCCGCCGGCAGAACCGGACTTTCGCCAAGCCGAAGGCTTTTTCTAAACCCCGTAAGGACAAGTTTTAACCCCTAATCTAGCCGCCTGTTTTATGTTTAGCCTTCATAATACTATATCGGCAACCTGCTATGGCCTCTGCCATAGCATTTTCCTTCACATCCGCCTTAGCAAGCCCAGTGCTAGTGCCGCCGGCGGCCCGTGAACGTCAAACCCGCATTTGGTCTCCGGCAGCAGTTCTTCACACATTGTTATATGTCTATCATTTGAGTTTGTCTTCTAATGAAAATGCCCCCGTTAATGCGCGTTAACGGTCGTTAAAACATAGCCCAATTGTATAATTATGCACTGTTTTTTGCATAAAATCCTTCAAATTGCCTGTTCGTCCTTCTCTTTCCTAATTATGCCAAATAGCCTCAAAGCCTTATGCGTCCTGCCTTTCACTATTTTGTTATACCCCTGGCAGGTATACCTTTTTCGTTTTAACGACCGCCCCGCCCAAATCATCCCCAAACCCTTGTCCCAACTGACCGTAACGCTATCAACACCCCAAAGCGTCAACTGCCGTTAACAGCCTTAAGCGCCCGTAAAAACGCCCAAAAAACCATTTGTCTCACATTGCATGAGAAAAACCTTTTTCTTCCTTACCCGCCCAAACCCCAGTCGTCCCAAGGTTTCCCGTCTTTTCCCGCCTTTTCCCACCGTATACCCCCTTTCTCATCATCCGTGATAAATGACATCTATTTAACAAACCATCAGTGCTTATTGGCAGAAAAGGGACAATAGATAGGCCGCAATATGTAGAAACACCTTTTTGGACAATTGACACTTTATTTTACACAGACATTTATAATGACAGTGAACCCAAATACATTTATTATCTTTTTAGTACAATTGACTGGTATTCTTATAATGAAGCTTCAGGTGTACCGAGCTTAAATGCTTCCACCATCGAAAAAATAAACATTTCTCTTCCACCCCTCCCAGAACAAAAAGCCATCGCTCAAATCCTCTCCGACATGGATGCGGAGAT